CCTTCTTAGAGAATGTATTAAGATAGGTTATAGTTATGATGTACAAGTTGACATTAAGTATCTTTTAAGTGGAGAGATCTTTGATTACGAAACCCACAAACCGGGTGAAACCCACACGGTTACGCATGCTCACTATAAACCACAAATAGAACTTAACGGTAAAGTATTTAAGTATGCAAAATCTTTTAATGGTTATTGGATTAATCAAAAATCATTTCCTACTAAAAAATCTCATCTTAGTCCACATTCACCACAGTTAATTCAATGGCACTAAAAAAGGGTACCTAAATTAATAGATACCCTTTAATATTATTTATTGTAATTGCTTATGCTTCTACAATAGTGCTAGTAACTTCGAACATTGGATCTTCTTCCATTCCACTAATTACTAATTCATATCCATTTCTGTCACCATAAGCGGTACCAGATAAAGATGAACCTGACGTCATAAACGCACCTCTCTTAACTCCAACTGAAAAGAACTTTTCATTGTTGTCTTTGAAAACAACGACCATGTTAGTTGCTTGAGCCATCAGTAAAATCTGATCTCTCTTTACAGCTTCCATTTTGTTGAATATCATTGTAAGAGCTTGGTCATAAAATACTGTACCATTCTCTTGAGATACATTAATCGTTTCGGTAGCAGAACTAGTTTGTCTTGGAACTTCGAACTCAAAAAAGTCACTAGGCGTTAAAGCGGAACCACCTACAGTTATTGCTGTGATAGTACCGGCGGTTTCAGTAATAGATTCAACTGGTCCATTAGCGATAAAGATTTTATCAATACCACCGTTAGAGTCGTTACAGTCTAAAGTGAAACCTGCTGTTAAATTGCTACATGCCATAGTTTACTTGTTTTTTTTAGTTTTTAGTTATTAAGCCAAGTCGTTAGTTCCGAATTGATCTACTTGAGATACTGCTACACCTAATCTCCATTTAGCGATGAATTTTACAACATCTTGTCCTTTATCATAAAAGAACTGTACTGTTGACATATCATCCTCTAAACCTGTACCTGCAACAATCATTGAACTTGGTCCTGCACATACGTAATCAGATCCAGTTAATCCTGAAGTCTTTACTACTTTAATGTTAGCACCTGGTAGTTCGAAAGATCTTCCGTCACCTTGGTCATAGTGGTAATAGTTCTGAGCAACTAAAGCTCTACGTAACGTGTTAAAGTTAGCAGGTGATACGATCATAATTAAATCGTCTCTGTCTTTACTTGCTTCATTTACTGCATCAAAGATATTTAACGCTTGCTCTACAGCATTTGTTAAAGTCCATGCAGCAGGAGCAGCAGATAGTGTTGCACCGTTTGCAGATGTTACTTGGTCCTTAATACCAGTTCCTGTACCATCTCCGTCTACTAAGTAAGCTTCGTTATACTTAGAGATTCTTTTTACATAGTAATCAGCAATTACTTCCTCGAAAGGTACTGATTCTTGGTTTGCACCTGCACTCATTCTCTGAGATAACCAGTAAGATCTAAGATCTTCTGGACATAGGTCCATTTTTACTTGCTTATCTCTAATAGTAATATCTACCTGAGAAAAAGCTACATCGCCTGAAGGATTCCATCCACAAGCTAAGTCAGCGACATTTAAATCACCGTCCATTAAATTGATTGCTACCGTACCTGCACTCAATCCACTTCTTATGTCAACATATTCCATTAGGTCAGTATTCAATACCGCCTTTGCAATAAGATCCAATGAAGTTTCATCCGTGTAAGCCGTTAACGCTGTTAAATCAAAAGCCATAATTTTTATTGTTTTTTTAGGGTTACTTTTTTGCTTTGCGGATTTCTACTAATCTTTGTAGTCTCGCTTCTGCGTTTGTTTGTTTGTTTTGTAAATTTTCTGAGAAGGTGTTACGTACCTTTTTTCCTGCAGGCTCATCAGCCACAGACTCAAATCTTTCTGAAAGAATTGTTAACTTTTCTTTCATTTCTTTTACTTCCTCAGTGTAAGGTTTTAGTGCATCCATCAGTTTAGTTAAAAGTTCTTCGGCGTCAAAATCTTTTTTGATTTCTTCTTCCTTAATAACTTCTTCCTCAAATGTATCTTCAGCTTCACGAGTTGTTTCCTCAGAACCTTTTTCTTCCACATTTGTGATTTCTCCACTTTCACCTACAGTGATTAGCATACCACTTGTTGTTTCATGTTTTCCAGCAGGTGCAAAAGGATCTTCAGAGGCTCCTTCTCCAGCTCTTACATACAAAATTGCTCCTGCTTGTAATTCACCTTCGGTATAAACCTCAGTACCATCAACCAAAGTAGCCTCAGCCATTTTGATTTTAGTTTCTTCTTTTACAACTTCTTCTTCCATTTTAACAACAGTGTCAGTCGGAGCTCCGAGCATTACTCGCAGCTTTGAAATTGCATCATTTACTGTCATGTGTATAAAGTGTTTTTTAGTTATAACTTGTCTAGTGTATCCAGACAATTTGAAATATATATCAATGTAAAATTGACAAAAGTGTACTAGTCGTCTTTATTCTTCTTAGTCTTCCTCATTTCGACTATTCTAACTACATTAAGAATAATACCTGTAACTAATAGGGCTAGGGTAAGCCATTCGTTTAACCCCATTACTGCTAATCCTCCTCCTGCTATAGTAGAGGTCATTGCGATTGTATCTTTTACTTCGTTTGTCATTACTTTTTAGTTGCTTTTTCAATAAAATTACCAGCGATAGAATAGCCATTCAGTTCACCAGCTTTAATTTTATTCCACGTTTCTTCATTATTTATTTTATAACTAGTCATCCATGTACCTTGTGGAACATTAAAACCGAGACCTTTTGACTTATCCATATCAGGATTATCTACTATCCATGATTCTAAGAGTGTATTATTAGTAGTTATATCATCATCGTGATTTATATCGGTGTTATTTTGCTTATTATATTCAAAAAACTTCTCTGCAATCTTTTTTACAGTGTCTTTACTAAAGAATACGTGAAATGGCATACCGTTTTCATCTTTACGAAGTATTAATTGATCTGGTATCATAGCTGGTCCTACAACTATACGTTCATCGTCTTCGCTAAACGCAAATTGTTGAAAAGTACCAGGATATCTCCAATAGTTGTTACTTGCAGAGGCAACTCGACCTGCATCACCATTTGCTCTTCCTCTACTCATAACAACCGTTGATCTTCCTTCTTTATAAACTTCTAATTCTTCCCAATAGTGTTTACAGTTAACTCCTCCTTTGAATTGAAATATAGAATATGCTTGTCCATCATGTCTGAACCCGGTGTTAATACTCGTGTCCATATCATTTATCTCTTCTCTAGTGTATATTTTGTTTAGACGTACCATTGCACGGCAGAAGTTACGACTATCGGACGATATCGGGCCTGTATAACGATATTTAATTTCTGGTTCGTCATCTAATCCTTTTTTACCTAATATATCTAGGCCAACTATACCTTTTAAGTAATCTCCAACGTTTACAAAGTTAGTTTGTGTAGTATCTATATAAACTGTATCATCTATACCTAAGGTTTCTCCATATTTCTTTGCTAATCTTAAAACTGCCTCTTCCATCTTCTCTTGACGAATAGATTTTAGTTTTCTTTGAGCCCATGCTACTCCTTCATCACCACCCCATGAGTCCCACATCAGTTTACCACATCCTTCTCCGTATGGTTTTTGATTTTTACGATGGCGTTCAAATGCAGCCATCCTTGCAATAGTTTCTTCGCTAATGTTTTCTCCTTTTGCTAATTGGTTTGCTCTAGCTTTACCAACTGCTGTTCCACAAGATCCCCAACCTTCTTTCTCTGCATAATCAATTGCTCTCTGTGCGTTTTCTCTTGCTGCTTTAGGATAATCGTTATAAGTTTCAAATTTTTGTTCTACTTCTACTAAACCATCTTCGGTACTATAACTTGCATAACAAATTGCTGCTGCTTGGTCATCATCGTAACCTTCTCCTTTTAGTACAGGAATACATCTCGTTACAAATTCATCTTCACTTTCTCCTGCTTCAGGTTCTACAAATTCTTCATGAGCAAATTTTAAAAAGTTTACACCAATTGCTGGTTTATCTACGATTGACATTACATCAACACCTAAGTCATCAAACTCAAGGTTTTCCCAATCAATTAAAAGTTCTATTATTTTCTTCATAATGTATTTATTATAATCTTGCTAGGTCATTAATTTTAGCGGTAGCTTCTTGCTGACTTGTCATTTCATCAGATACTACGTATGCACGTATTACACCTGGTGTTGAACCACTTTGTTCTCCTAAAGTAACTTCTGCGTTTAGATCTCCTTCTGCACCAGCCCCTGCTTCTAAAGCTATACTAGGATCAAATGCTGGAATCGTTGGAGCAGTTGGTCTTGCACCACCGCCACCTCCACCTCCTTGTGCGCCTGGTGTTGGAGTTTTTATAATTGCAGCAACATTGGCTAAACCACCTGCTACAGCAACACCTGCGGCAACAGCGGCACGTATTGGACTAGAAGGATCTCCAGGAATAAGTTGTGATGTATACGCTTTTTGAGCAGCTAAGTAAGTATCAATTGTAGTGGCAGCAATCGCAGCAGCTTTACCTGCAGCAGTATTTTCACCAACTAATTTAGATAGTGCACCTAGAGCTCCACTTGCTACTTGTAAGTTTGCTTCACTAACTTCTTTTTGTAATGCAATCTCAAACTTAGCTTCTTCGTCTTTTAGTTTCTTTCCTTTCTTAGCATAGAAGTCTTTAACTTTTTGCTTTTCTTCTTCAGTAGCTTTAAGTCTATCTAACTCATCTAGTTCTTTCTGTTGTGCAATTGCTAACTCTTCTTCTGCTCTACGAAACGCGTTTTCAATATCTTCTAACTCCATTTCAGCTAACTTATCTCTAATAGCTTGTTTACGTGCTAGTTCTTCGTTTTCTAATTCAACGGTTATCTTGGCTGCATCTAATCTTCTTGTCTCTAACGCAGTTTCAGCATCAATCCTTGCGGCAGTTGCTTCTGCTAATTCTGTTTCTAATTCTTCTCTTCTTTCATAATTAGATTCTTGGCTTATTTGTAGTCTTAAATTAGCTTCTTCTAGTTTAGCTTGTTTAGCAAGGTTCTCTGCTAGTTTTACCTGAGCTTCTCCAACCTTTTCTAATGCTTCTTTTCGCTCTTCGTATGTTCTATTGGTATCCTCAGCAATTTTCTGTTGAGTTTCCATTTCTTTGTTTAACTGTGCATTCTCTACAATTAAAGCTTGCTGCTGATTACGAATGTTTCTGAATTGATCTACTAATAAGGTAGCAACTGCAACTGCTTCTTTAACTTCTGCAACAACAGTCTTACCAAATTTAATTACTTCTTGTGTAGCTTCAACAACTTTATCGGTTACATCCTCAACTCCTAAAACTACTTTACCAACTGCATCTGCTGCAATTTTACCTGCTTCACTAAAGTTACCTTTAAACAGTGCATTGATTGCTTTACCTAATTGTGGTATGAGTTCTAATAAGCCTTCAAATCTATTAATAAGGTTTTCCTTTATAAGATCTACAAAGTTCATTAACGCC